CTCTAGCTTAAATACTTTAACAACTCGCTCTTGATTTGACTTTATAAAGTCTACCTGATTTGTTGTAAAGTTCCACCCTAGTTCCGTCTGGTCTAAAGATAACCCCCAGTAATCAATAAAAGAAACTTTCCCATAAATAGAAAGGAATTCTTTATCATTAATACTATAAAGCCACTGACTAGCAGCCCTTGCGTAAGGGTTTCTAATAATTGCAAATACCTTTTGATTAAGAAGCAACTCCTCCCACCTGTGCAGAGGTTGGTGTTGTAATAGTCTACCCCTCCCTGTTTTATCTGGTAGACCAAAGATTACGTTTTTATTATACTTTATAACGTTATGTTTAAAGTTAGTACCACTAGTCTTTGGTATGTGGACAAACGCCCACTCATCGGTAACTATCATATCTCACAATAACCTGCAACACAGGCTAGTGTTTGTGATCCTTCTGTATTGTCTTCACTCTCATAAGCAACTAACCCAGAGAAGTTAATCTCTTTAGGGAACTTGCTTAGTGCCTCTTCGTAAGCCTCTTTTGAGACTGCAGTGTAAGGAGCTTGCTTATAAGATCCATTGTCGTGTGGTAGGAAAGAGACTCCAGTGATATGGTCGAAGTTTTCATAGACCCACGCTCCTACAGTCAGCCACTCATCAGGTTTTACATACACAGTCACAGAGACGGAGTGTTCAGACCAATGAGTTTGGTAAAGTAACCAGTTTTCAAGTTGTTTAATAGCAGTCTGTTCAGAGGCTAACACAGCACCTTTTGGTGACTTCATAGGGAAGTAAAAGACTGTAGTGCTTTCCTCTTTTCCGAAGGCAGGCTCCCAAGGGACTCCTGAATCCTTCATAAACTGTGTCATTGGATCTTTATTGTCCTGACGAACAGATCGAATGTAATAAGGGGAAAAGCGACCATGGATGCCACTACTAGAGTCAACAAGCTGGCTAACAGTACCGCTAGGCTTAATTGTTGTGATCGCAGTAGCAGGATTAATGCCCAGCTTCTCAGCATACTCTTTATTGGTATCGATGGAGACTTGACGTAGTGCATTTAGTAGTTCCTTTGTGGGGTTTTGTAGTAGTTCATTGTCTTGGATACCAGTAAGAGAAACACCTAGTAGGCGTTCTTCTTCACAGTTCCTTTGCCAAGTCTTACGCACGTACTTAAACTCTGTGAGAGAAGCTTGTAGTGTACCGAGAATAGTGGCAGCACGTACTTTACGGGATAAGTCCTCTTGTGTGTCTCCTTGACGAGCAACTACTTCCGAGAGGTTGCAAAGCTGTTGAGAACGAAGTAAAATCTCCGCACAAGGATTTGTACCTACAATCTTAGACGCATCACGGCGACCGCCATTGTTCTTCTTTTGAGCGCCATAGCGGCTAAAGATTCCACGCTCACCAGAGTAAGAACGAATAAGAGCAGACCACTCTTCCATAAAGGTTAAGATGTCTGGTTTACTGTCATACACTGCTGAGTTGTTAGCTAAGGCACGTTGACCTTCACGCTCCCACCAGTTACCTGACTTGGCTTCACGCATTTCTGTTGAACCAATGTCAGAGAGAGAAATAAGAGCAGAACGGCGAACACCGCCCACGACTACTACTTCAGCGATTTTACATACAATGTCATGTACTTCTAGTTGTGATAGCTTACGACCAGCGGCACCCTGAAATTTGTCTGTACAGAACTTTAGCAAGTCAGCCAGAGGTTCTGGCCCAGAAGCCCGACCCCCCATAGTCTTTAGTCTAGCACCAGCAGGGCGTACTTTAGAGTAGTCCCAAGCGTGGATGCGTCCAAGGTATAGTTCAGCAATGTGTTTACGCAAACACTTAGCCCAACCTTCAGCGGAGTCTTCTACAGAGATTACTCGTTCAGTCTTTATAAAGTTATCGTTAATAATTGGTAGAGTACGAATTTGGTGGGCTTCACAGGCAAAGCCAACACCTGTCCCTGACATAAGAATGTAAAGGATTTCGTCAAAGGCACGGATGTCATCCATAGCAACAAAGCTACAGTTATATCCACGGAAAGGGTTTTTATCTAGAGCAACTCCCGCTGCCCACATAGCACGCATTGAAGGCATTACTTCTTTATTGCGAATAGCTGTAGCTACAAAGTCAAAGTCATCTCTAGAAATAATGTTATCACTAACACGATCTTTCCAGAAAGTAATTAACCTATCTACAGTTTCGTCCCACGTTTCACGACGACCTAAGTCCTCTAGAAAACGTGAGTAACGAGACAAATGGATAAAATCAGCATACGCTTGCATTGTATAGTTCCTTATTTTATTTTAATGGATGTGGTTATTGTAGTACGCAAGTTGATGATCAAGATAGTCTCTTGCATACTTTTTTACGTTATTTAGTTCCTCTTTATTATCAAACTCATCTAAAAAATCTTCCATGTAATCTAGTACACCCATACTCAGCCGACCTTTGTTTACTATTGCATCAACTAAGTTAGCAATAATAGAAATATACATAGCTCTGTCCTCTTTATCTAAATCCATCAGCCTACCTTCATAAATTGAGAACCATTACCGTTAACCGCTTCAAAGGACTCCTTACCAGTCTTTAGACGACCAGTGGTGAACTCATAGTAGAGGCTACCAGAAGGGCCAGTAAGACCTGTATAACGACACTTAAGAACTTTAGTTCTAATAGTGTTACGTTCTTCTTCGTTCTCAGCACCAACATTTCTTGCAAAAGCAATAATGTCCATACTAATTTGTTTGATAGAACCTGAACCACGAATGTCGTCCATTGAAGGAAGTTTACCCTCTTCAAAGGACTTACCCTTGTTGTCAGTCTTACGGAGGTGTGAGATCAACCCAAGCCACACGTTATACTTCTTAACAAGTCTTAGTAAGTCATTCATGATTTTATCAATAGCCTCGTTACCAGTTAGACCGTCAGTTCCTTCTGAAGCTAGAATTGTAATGTGGTCTAGGAAGATGTACTTTACACCTGAAAGACACATAAACTCCAGAAAATCCATAATAGAACCATCACTAATAGAGCCTTGATGATCAAGTACGAGAACACGGTCTTCCCCGAAAACAGTATCGAAGCCAGTTTTAAGATCTTCAAGAGGTATTTCTTCATTAGCTGGATTCCTATTTAAGGCCATACCCGCCATCTTTCTAGCGGTTTCAGCGGGGGATTCTTCTAGAGAAACAATACCAATCTTATCCTTAGTAGTAGTTAGTAGGTCTAGGGCAATTTCTCTTAGTAGTGTAGACTTGCCAGAACCTGTACCAGAGGTCCACAGTGTGATTTCCCCAGCCCTCATTCCTTTAAGCTTCTCGTTAAGCCCTGCCATAGACTTTGGGTACGGTACAGACTCCATCTCGTTGTATACTGCTAGTTGATCCCAAAGTTCAGACTTACCAAGGATACCAGCAGGGGTATAAGTTATAGCATCATAGACTGCTTTTAGTACTTTGTCAGGATCTTTGATCCACAGGTCACTAGCATCTTTTTCTGTACCCTTAGCAATTTTAATCTTATCATAGCCAATAATACGAGCAGCCTCTTTAGTAGCCTTTTGGCCAGCCTCATCATTATCAAACCAGATAATAACTTCATCAAACTTACGAATCCAATCACGAGAATCAATAAGGTCTTTCATAGTAGAGGCAGAACGTACAGAGACTACTGGGTAAAAGGTTTTATACTTAGCATACCATGCAGACTGTACTGCCATAGCATCAAGCTCACCTTCAGTAATTACTAGACGCTTTCCCCCGTTATAAAGGTGTTGACCAAAAAGGCCCCCTTTAACTTTACCTACAGAACGAAAGGTTTTAGGCAGTTCTCTAACCTTATAACCCGCAATAATACCGTCAACGTGATAAGGATAATAGTGTGCAGAGATAGAGCCTTCAAAGTCATAGCTTACACGAACATCGTAGTGTTCAGTAATTTGTTTAGAAATGTTTCTTTCTTTAAACCCACGAATAGGGTAGTCTTTAACTTCGCCAAGAGAATCTAAAGAAGAAAACTCTTCTTCAAATTCTTCTTTCTTATTATAACTCATTCCTGTTTCCTTTGGTGCTGGATACGCCTTACAGCAAGAAAAGCAATAAGCACTACCCTCTGCATAAATCTGTTTAGCATTAGAGCTTCCACAACTTTCACAAGGTTGATTTCTTACTACAATTTGGCCCATTTATTAGCCCCCGTTAGCCTTCTTCTTTAACTTCTGAATAAACTTAATAGTCTTTTGGGTAGGATGTTCTTTAGTTACAAACCTAATAGCTGCAATCTGGCGGTTGTAGAAACGAGGAGTTTTACCATCTTCTAGTACCGCAGTCATACAGTTTGATAACATTTGTAAATAGGCCTCAGAGTAATAAAGACCACCCTTACTTTTATAGAGATCTATTATCTCAAACTTAAAGTCTAACTTTCCTTGTTTTTTGATATCTTCTTTTAGGTGAACTGAAGAGCCTGTGTAGGCCCTCCAGGTCATTTCCTTACCATAAGTTCTAGACTTCTTTTTACCACCAT